ACATAGGAGACAAGAATGACCATCGGTCCTAACCGTTCGCCAGCACTAAGCAACAGGAAGGTATGGAGACCTCTGAACACGTACGGACTGCTGTTCATAGGTCTAATGGTCGGGATGACTATCGGCTACTCAATCACTATTCTATAGGCCTAGGAGGTCTCATATGGCCTCGTTAGATCTCAGGTTACTGAAGTGGCAACAAGAAGTTATCAACGACCCATCACGCTTTAAGGTCATCGCGGCAGGCCGTCGCTGTGGTAAGACTTACTTCGCGGCTATCACGCTGATCCTAGCGGCTATGGACGGCAACCCCGGCGGTGTCATGTACATCGGCCCCACGCAGGGACTCGCAAGGGACCTCATGTGGGATCTGCTTAAGGAGCTGGCCGGAGATATTATTGAATCCTCGAACATCAACAACCTCGAGATAGTGCTCAGTGGTGGCAATAAGATAGCCCTCAAGGGCTCGGATCGACCCGACACGCTCCGCGGCTACTCGCTGAAGCACCTCGTTTGTGATGAGTTCGCCTTCTTCAAGGAAGGTGTATTCGATACTATTCTCCGGCCAGCCCTTGCAGATCGTAAGGGTACGGCTATGTTCATCTCTACACCTGAGGGCCGTAACGGCTTCTACGATGTGTACATGAACGGCGAGCTCGGCAAGAAGGATTGGAAGTCATGGCACCTCACTACGCACGATAACCCCATGATTGACCCTGAGGAGATAGCCGCCGCTAAGGAAACGATGGCGGGCTGGCAGTTCCGTCAGGAGTTCGAGGCCTCGTTCAATGCTAAGGGATCTGAGTTCTTCAACACAGAGGAGTTCACGTACTACGACGAGCGCCCTGAGAGCGCGATGGGCTCGTACTACATAGCGGTCGATCTGGCTGGCTTCGAGTCCGACAGAGGACAGAAGACTAAGCGCAGGGACAACTCAGCTATGTCGGTCGTGTACGTCACGGACGCAGGCACATGGTACGTCGAGGACATCCAGTACGGACGCTGGACCCTCGATGAGACGTGTCAGAAGATCTTTGATGCGGTCGCTAAGTACAAGCCCATTAGCGTGGGCATAGAGAAAGGCATCGGCCAGCAGGCTGTCATGAACCCACTGAACGACATAATGCGTCGGACGCACCGTGTGTTCCGTATTGAGTTACTGACGCACGGGAACCAGAAGAAGGAAGACAGGATCCTTTGGGCCCTCCAAGGTCGCTTTGAGCACGGCAAGATCAAGCTCAAGACGGCACCTTGGAATCCAGCACTAGTTGATGAGGCCAGCGGCTTCCCCTCTAGTCTGGTCCACGATGACCTAATCGATTCGCTTGCCTACATAGATCAACTCGCAGTGGTGCCTTATGCCACAGACCTAGACATGGAAGACGACTACGTCCCTATGGACGCAATAGCAGGATACTAACATATGGCAAATGATATAGACATCTTTCAAGACGACGTAGACGGCACCGTAGCCTCAGAAGGCGAGCTAGCCGAATGGGTCATGGGTAAGTGCCAGACATGGCGCGATCACTACGAGAGTAACTACAGCGGTAAGCACGAAGAGTACATGCGACTGTTCCGTAACAAGTGGTCCAAGGAAGACTCAGAGCGAGACAGCGAGCGTTCTAAGCTCATAGCTCCTGCCCTCGCGCAGGCTGTTGAGTCCAACGTAGCTGAGGTCGAGGAAGCCACGTTCGGGCGCGGTAAGATCTTTGACGTCCGCGATGACATAGCTGATGAGCAAACGGCTGACATGGTGTTCCTCCGTAAGAAGTTACACGAGGAGTTCCACCACGCCCGCGTACGTAGTGCTGTCGGTGAGGTACTCATTAATGCGGCTGTGTACGGCACAGGTATCGCAGAGATCACCATCGAAGAGCGTAAGGTATACACCCCCGGCACTCGTCCTATGATGGACGGAGCTATGGAGGAGATCGGCGTACGTACTGCGTACAAGCCTATCGTTAAGCTCAACCCCGTACAGCCTAAGAACTTCCTGATTGATCCAGCCGCTAACACGGTAGACGACGCCCTCGGGTGCGCTATCGATGAGTACGTTAGCCGTCACATCGTTGAGGAACTCCAAGAGCAAGGCGTCTATAGAGACGAGGAGTTCGTAGGAGAAGCCGCCAGTGAAGACGAGATCGAGATCGACAGTACCGTGGACACAAGACCCAAGGATCGTGTTCGCCTCACCAAGTACTACGGCAAAGTACCCCGCGAGTACCTCCTTGCTGAAGGAGTGGACGAGGACGAGATCGATGAACCCGGTCATTACGTGGAAGCAATCGTCGTCCTCGGTAACCAAAGCACGGTCCTGAAGGCTATACCTAATCCCTACATGTGCGAAGATAGACCTGTTGTAGCGTTCCAGTGGGACGTTGTACCGGGTATCTTCTGGGGACGCGGCGTATGCGAGAAGGGCTACATGAGCCAGAAGGCACTGGACGCTGAGCTCCGGGCACGTATCGACGCACTAGCACTGACTACGCATCCTATGATGGCTGTCGATGCTACACGTATCCCACGCGGACACAAGCTCGAGGTACGTCCCGGCCGTATGCTCCTCACGAACGGCGCACCTTCTGAAGCTATCATGCCCTTTAACTTCGGCCAGCTCAACGGCATTACGTTCCAGCAAGGCCAACAGCTACAGGGTATGGTTAATCAAGCCACTGGTGCCGCTGAGGCCCAGCAAGCTAACATGGGTGACACTACAGCCGCTGGACAGTCTATGTCTCAGGGCGGTGTCATGAAGCGACAGAAGCGTACTCTAGTTAACTTCCAAGAGAACTTCCTGCTTCCGTTCGTTAGCAAGGCGGCGTTCCGCTACATGCAGTTCAACCCTGAGGAGTTCCCGATCGGTGACTACAACTTCATCCCGTTCTCTAGCCTAGGCGCTATGGCACGTGAGTACGAGGTTGCACAACTGAGCCAGATCCTTCAGGTCATACCGCCTGACTCGCCAGCACACGGCGCTGTACTCAAGGGCATCATTGACCACTTGAACGTCAGCAACCGCGAGGAGCTAATAGCGGCTATCGAGGCAGGCAACCAGCCTAACCCCGAGGCACAGCAAGCTCAGCAACAGCAACAGCAGATGCAGATGGCTATTACGCAAGGGCAGGTTAGTCTACTCAACGCTCAAGCATCTGAGTCACAGGCACGTGGACAGAAGTACAACGTAGAGGCTCAGGTCCTACCGCAAGAGATGTCGCTTAAGTACGCGGACACTGACGGCGATGGCAAGGCTGACGACAAGGACTTCGAGAAGCGTATCCGTATGGCTGAGTTAATGCTGAAGGAACGCGAGATAGAAGGCAAAGAGCAAGTACAACTAGAGGGAGCCAAGGGTAAAGCCGAGGCTGAGTTAGTTAAACAGCTCACTGCTAATGCACCTCCACCCCAACCTCTACCCCCACAATCATGACCTCAAGGAGAGATAATCATGGTAGATCAAAAGAAGTTCGACGAGTTAGTAACCGCCACCACTAAGTACCTCCAAGACCTACTCGATAGAGTGAACAAGCTAGAGAACCAGATAGCTGAGATGAAGGTTAAGAAGGGCAAGAAGGATGAGTGATTACTTCGAGGACGCCCGAACGCTGTTCCTAACGGACGGCTGGAGAACCTTCCAAGAAGAGATCGAGGAAGCTATCTCAGTCCTGACGCTGGAACACTGTGACTCTGTTGAAGAGTTCTGGCAAGCGCGCGGTAGGCTGTCGGCCCTCCGTCAGTTCGCTGGATACGAGAACGGTATATTAGCCGCAGAGGAGCTAGAAGATGAACGTGATCTATGACGTTAAATGCACCTCATGCGGTAACATAGATGAAGTGTACGGGAGGAAGGGAGACACGGTCCGGTGCTCGGTCTGTTCTTCGGACTCTCGTTCCATCATAAGTCCTGTGGCTTGCGTACTTGATGGTAGCACTGGGGACTTCCCCGGCGCTCACAGCAAGTGGCTCAAACGTCACAGGTAACTAGCAGGACGGTAGCCTCTTAGCCGGGGGTCGTCCTAATCAATCCTCCCCTAGTGGGATAAAGGAGTTCATAATATGGCTACCATTGTAGATGCTCAAGACTTCGTAAAGAAGGCAATTCCATTTGAAGAGAACGACACCGAAGAGACCACAGAAGAGTTAGCTACTCTTGAGGATGCACCCGCTGAAGCTACAGCGGAAGCACCTGTGGAAGCAGAGGTTGCCCCTTCAGAAGAGGATCTTCCTGACAAGTACAAGGGCAAATCAGCGTCGGACATTGCTCGGATGCACCAAGAGTTAGAGAAGCGGCTAGGCCAGCAATCTTCAGAGGTTGGTGAGCTAAGACGTCACTTCGACGATTACGTGCAAAGCAATGCCCCAGCGCAACAGTCTGCACCGGAAGTAGTAGAGGAGGTTGACTTCTTCGCTGACCCGAATGCGGCTATGGCGCGAGCTATCGATAACCATCCTACGTTGCGGCAAGCACAGCAAGTCGCGGCAGAGATGGCTAAGTCACAAGCTATTGCTCAACTGAAGACAGCGCACCCAGACATGGACAACGTGCTGAAGGATGAGGGCTTTAAGGAGTGGGTTCGGAGCTCGCCCATTAGACGAGAGTTGTTTCAACAGGCTGACTCGAGGTACGACTTCGAAGCGGCTAATGAGTTGATCACGCTCTATAAGGAACGTCAGGGTGTAGTAGCTCAGACTGCTAAGGTCGAGAAGCAACACCAAAAGAACGAGGTCAAACGAGCCTCTACAGGTACGGCACGGTCGAATCCCGAGGGCGCTACGTCCAAGAAGATCTACCGCCGCCGTGATATTATCGAACTCATGAACTCTGATCC